TGTTCATAGTTTCTACGAATACTTAACACTTGCCTTGACTGTTCTATAACTGTAACAATGTAAGGAAGTGATTCTCCTGTATCTTCTATATCAAGATAGCAATGTTGTTCTAGTAATGCGTACTGTGGATCATTATCAGAAGAAGGAGACAAACCAATAATAGTGTCTAGCTTACGAGTAAAGTCAGTAAACAATCCTTCTGCATTAGGTTCTGGTAATTCTACGTCATCGTATATACCTGCACGTATATCTCGTTCCATATCTATAGGACTACGATATATTAGGTGAGTGTATCTGTCAGCATTTCTTAGATCAGTTGCATAGTATGATACATAAAACTGGTCAATAGGAATAAACTCTGACATAGGACGCTTGAGTGCTGCATTGTAGTAAACCTTTTTGAATGCAGATCCTATCAAGGGTAGATGGAAAAGCATTCTTTCAAACTCATCAAAGTATTCTGGCATCTGCTCAGTTACTTGGAAGTTCATAAAGTTCTGTACTCTGTTAGCTTGCATCTCTTTTTCAGGTGTAGACTTACCCATGATGTTTGCCTTGACAGGCCCACTGGCAGGAAAGAGTTCTGCTGATGCCTTGGATTGAAACTTAACTGCTGACTCTATAAGCAATGGGTGTACGGCTGTACATGCACCATCAAAGGGATCACTTCCCGGCTGTAGCTTCAGACCTAGTAGATCAAAGCCACGTTCAAACATAGACTCCCATTCTGCTCTGGAATCCTTATCAGCTTGAAAGTTATCTATAACCTGATCAGCTATCTCATCTAAGTATTCATCTTCTAATGTCTCACTTAAATTACCATACCATTCAGCAACTTCTTCTGAAGCAGACATGGTTACTTCTTCTGAAGAGAAGTCTACGATCACACCACCATCAGTAGGGTCAACCTCAAAGGTAGCTTCCATCTCTTCCTCTGCTTGCATTGGAACTACGTTAGCTACCTCTTCTGGTATCTTATCGTATGGGTTACGTTCAGTTGCCATTATCTAGCTTACTCCTAAAAGTTTTAATATCTGTGCTACGGTAAAATCACCTTGGTCAATTCCTACTTGTCGTACTGCTGTACTTGGATCAACTCCTTGTAGTATTAAAGTATTTACTTGTGGTCCTAAAGATAGTTCTCTTGCAGACAATCCTGAATCTTCTATAGGTATTGGTTCTGCTTGTTCTATTGCTGCTGATAGTACTTCAGGTATCTTAGCAGGAGAAGCTACTCTACGCTCTGGTTGCTCATTACCACTATCAAATGATGTATCTAAATTATTTCTATAAGCTGCTTCAGGACCGCCAAAAAGATCAACTACAGCACGTATACCTCTTTCAACTATATTTTGTTCTGGAGCTTTTATTGAAGGAGTATCATTTTTAATATCACTAGCTACTTCTTCAGCTTTTGCAACTACTGGATTATCTTTTTCTTCAGCTTTTGCAACTGCCTTTGGTACTTCTAAAAAATCTATAGTATCTGGATTATTTATAAATTCAGCACGAATGGCACTTAAATTATCAATATTATTGATTCGTTCAGCACCAGTTTTATTAAATTTTTGCTCTTTTGACAATTCTAAATCAGTAGGACTAATATCATCTCTAATAGTTTTCTCTATCTGTTCTTCGATATCCTTAAGAACAGATTGATCTGTTCTTGGATTAATAACAGATGTCATGTCTTCATTTCTATTTGAAACATTTTCAGATTTGTTGCTTCTTTGCTTTGCTAAAGTTCCCAGAGGATTATCTACAATATTATATAATAATGATAATTTATCTCCTATAGGACCTATATCAAAATTTACTTTCTCTGTAAGGTTTCCTATTGCATCTCCTACATCACTAAATGGATCTCTGGTTTTTCCCCCGTCTCCATAAGATTGACCCATAGCAGTAATAATACTTGTTGGACTTGCTAATCCACCAAGCATTGTTAATCCTCCTGATATAGCTCCATCTATTCTAGAATCATTAAGGGAATTATAAACTTGAGATGCTTGTGCCGAAGAGTTAGAAGAATAACCCATAGTTGCAGCAGCACTAGCAATTTCTTCAGTACTAAATCTTCCTGAGTCTTTCATACTTTGTGTTACATCTGCAACAGTATCACCTGACTTAGAAAATCTTAAACCACTATTAAATGCTTGTATTGCTGCTTTGTTAGGATTATTTGATAAGTCAGCATTACCTACTAATGCTTCTGGATCATACTCTCCTCTTTTAGAATCTTGTGGAATATCTTCTTTATTTCTATAAAGCGCATCACCGGGAGTACGAGCTTCTAAAGGACCACGTATACCTTTACCAAATGTAGCTAGTCCTCTTTGTTCTAAAAAGTTAGCTATAGGTATACCTGCTTTCTCAAAAAGACCTCTATCTATTCCTCTTTGTGCAAGCTGTAAGTTTGAAAGTTTAGAGTCAGGATCTATCTTATCTAAGCTATCAAATCTATCTCTATAATCTTCTTTTCCTGCTCTAAAAGCAGCAGCTAAATTTTGTTGATTAAGAGCTTCGTTAGCAGGAGAATCTTTTTGTATTCCTCTTCCATATTGATTATAAGATGTGTAAACTGGCTCTTCACCTTCTTCACCTGTAGAATCTCCTGCTGCACCTGCGTCAGCATCAGCTTGATCTTCTTGTGTAAACTCAGCAGCAGCAGCATCATTAACACCATCATCACCATCATCAGTAAAGCCACCATCTCCCGTATCATCACTCCAAAAATAAGAAGGAATACCATCTACTCTACGACCACTACCACCTAGAGCTTGAAGTAATCCAGCTTCTTCTGGGTTGATGTAGGAGAGTTGGTGTGGTTGATCATTAATCATTCTTTCTTTAGGTACTACTATGTCACCACCATGTTCCATGTTTACTGGAGAGAATGCTGAAGCTTCTAGAGGATCTTGAAAGGCACTGCTCATCTGTGAGGGGGTTTGTTCCATAGGTGTATTACCCATACCGTACATGTTTTGATTCCGCCTACGGTCAGACAGTGTTGAGTATGCGTCAGACAATCCACCACCATATTGCATTTCTACAACATCGTTTTCTATGTCTAGTACTTCAAATAGTTTTTGTTTTGAGTTACGCATATCTTCCCCTAACTTATAGCCTTGAGTATATTATACCATACAAAAGTTAATATGACAAATTAAAATGTCCAGTATGTACTTTTGGTAGACTTTGGTTCATCTTCATACTCAGGATCATCAGGGTGTGTAAGATGCCATGATTCTTTCATGTAGTGTATAGCCATTGTCATAGCATCTACCTGATCATCATGAGCAGCATTTGGAAATCGTATGAGTTCTTCTATTAATTCGTCTGACCATTTTTTATTTGTAGGTATCCATAGTCTACCTGCTTCTAGTATTGGCGAAGCTGCGTATACTCTGGCTACCTTGTCCCTATCTGGTGTATACTCCATAACAGGTATGCCCGATCTTCTCATATCCTGTATGAGTGACTGACCACTAGCCTTCTTCTCTACCATACATACGTCAGGCTTGTTGCTATTGTACAGTTGCTGTGCAAGCTTACGTAGTTCTGGGTACTCGAACCTACCTCTTATGTTACCAAGTAAGATTAAGTGTGGCGCATAGTTCTCATATCCTCCATCATCCTGATCATATAGGTAGAATATACCCCATGTCTGGATTACAGAGTAGTCAGCCGTAGTTCTTGTAGAAAATGCAGTGTCATATGTCTGTATTACAAAATCACAGGTAGGTGGTTCTTCTTCTTCCCACTGTTGTAACCATCTTTTCTTAATTATACCACCTTCTTCTGGTGTAGGGTCTTGCATATACAGCGAGTTCCAGTATTTGCTACCATTACTAGCTTTAATTTCGTGTTCATCTACCCTGAGTACGTCATCTGGCTTCCATTCTGGGAAATAACTACCACCAACAGGTAGATCTAGTAGATCTGCTGCGTCTTCGTCTAGCCATGCAGGGATCTTAATGACCTCCCAAGGGATAATGTCATAGTCACCCATGTTTTCTTGTTGCTTTAGTAGCCAACCACACAGATCATCGTAGTGATAACGAGTATTAATAATAACTATTGCA